CTCCTAGAGCTTGGAAACACGGACGCCGGGATAGGAGATCTCCGATCCGGCCTGACGGTCGCGGCGCTTGCCCTGCGCGCGTCGTAGACGATATGCACCCGACAGGGTGACGAAGGTATGCCGAACCAGCGCGACGTTGCCGAAGCGCGCTTTGGCAGCCTTAGCGACGCTGTCCACATACCGATAGCGGCTGTCATCCACGATGAACGGCGAGCCGGACTTCGTCTTGCCGACCTCCAGCCGCCGCGCGTAGGGCTGCGTGTTCGCGACGACGAAGGACTGCGTGTCGTGCGTGATGGCGGAGACCTGAGCTTCGACGCCATCGACTAGAAGGACGAAAGACCGCGAATAGACGCCGCTCTCGCCGCGCACCGCGCCACGCTCCAGCGTGTCGAGGAGCCACGCCGCGATCTCGCGGAGGTATTCGTATTCGATGATGATGGTGGACTTGTCGGTCGCGGCATCGATAGGCGCGCCGCGCCGTCCGTCCACGATGGTCTCGGTTGTCGGCGCGATGCCCGCACGTTGCGTCTGCTCGGCCAGAACGCGCGCCTTCTCGCGACGCGCGGCGTCTTCAAGCAGCGCCTCGACTTGCGCCGGGAACAGGTTCTTCGATGCCACCGTGATCTCGCGCGCGAAGACGCGCGGCGAGAGGGCGGCTCTCATCCTCGGCAAACCATGTTGTAACGCTCGACCGCCTCACCGACGCGCACCGTCTCGACCGACTGCACGTTGAGCAGCCGCCCTTCGAGGAGCAACTTGTCGTCGCGACGCGGCGGAGCCGGCCATTGTGCGGCGTCGATCTCGGCGTGGTGCGCGATGATCTGGCGGTCGCCTTGCTGTAGCCCAGACCCCGGCACGATCTCCTGTGCGCGGAACTGGCGCGCGAAAACGCGCAATGTGACTTCGTGCCAGACCTGGTTCGCGCCGATGCCGGTCAGCCGACGCAGCTGCGCGACCTGGCCGAGCCGATCGATCGCGCCGCGCGTGTTCATCGGACGTTGGCGCGGACCGAGACCACCGTGGACCCGGCATAGGTGCCCGTCGAGACCACCGTCGCGCGCAGCCGGTCGCCCAGCGTGCCGTCGAGCGCGGTGTCAGCGGCGAGGCTTCCGGCGGTCGCGGCGGCGATGCGCGGCGTGAGTCCGGAAACGGTCATCACCTTCTGGAGCCCCGATGTCGTGAAATCGAAACGCGCGATCTGCACCCAGGTCACGCCCTGATCGAGCGAGGTCTCGACCACCGCGTAGCAGGATGTGCCGCCCGAGCCATAGGCCAGTCGCGCCGACAGCGTGACGGCGAGCGCGCCGCTGAGATCATCGACAACATCCCCGACTTGCGTCGCGGCGGTCGTGATCGAGAAATCGCCCAGACTGAACGTGCCGCTCATACGATGACCTCTCGATAGGGATTGAGCAGCGCGACCACGCCGTCAGGAAGCGGCCCGCCGCCGTTACGCGGGTCGAGCCAGGATTGCGCGCCGATGCCCTCGACGCTCTCGGAGCGTAGCGAAGGATCGCGACCGCGAGAGGCATTCATCGCGACGACCAGCTGCGTCGCCGCGCGTTCGATGGCCGGCGCGACGTTGTCCGGCAGATCGTAGCCCGCGACGTAAGTCAGGATGACCTTGACCGCCGGCCAGCGTGCGCGCTCGTCGTCAAAGAGGCGATAGGCGAAGCTGCGGTCGATCTCGTAGTCGGTGGCGGCGAGCGTCACGCCGTCCTCGACGATGCTCGTCACGCTGACCACCGGCCAGCGCGATAGCATGATCACCTCGGACGCCGCTGGCAGCCGCAGCGTCTCCGCGACGGTCTCGCGACCGAGCGGTCGCCCGAGGTAGTCAGCGATGACGGCACTGGCCTGATCGATATAGGCCAGCAGCCGCGCGTCGTCGCTCGTTCCCGAGATCGAAAGCTCGCGCTTGACCGCGTCGAGCGAGGTCAGGCGTGAGGATGTTGCGGGAACGAGGACTGAGAGCATCAGATCACCGTGATGATGAACTGGCCGACCTTGGCGTTGCCGCCCTCCGCCAGCACGATCTTGATGCGGTCGTTCGCGAGGCAGATCAGATCAGGCACCGAATGTTCGGTGCCGCTGCCCTGGAAGAAGCGATCCGTTCCGTCTTGTTCATGCGTCGGCTGACGCGGCGCGCGCGTCGTGCTGGCGTTGATATCGGATTGCGTCCAGAGACCCTGCCCGGTGCTCTCGACCGTGATGGCGAAATCGACGCCGTCAGTGTAGGAGTCACTCGCGGCCTTGACATACGCGATGGACGAAATCGCGCCGGTGATGGTCGGCGAATAGGCCGTCGCCGACCCATCCGCCGCCGTCGTCACAGAGACGCTGAAGCGCTCGACTTTCATCAGCGTTACTCGATGACGTAGTCGAAGATCACATCGATATGCGTCGCCGTCGTCACGCTCGAGCCCGTCTTACCGACCAGGATCGCCGTGCCAGCGTCGTTCGCGGTGTAGCTCGCGCCGTCAGCGAGCACCGCCGCGCCCGAGTCGCCGTCCGTCAGGACGGTGGACTGCGTCAGGCTCGCTTGTGCGAATGCGACGAGCTTGCGCGAGGTCGAGACCGTGCCAGTGACATCGACCGTCGTCACTGCACCCGCAGCGCCGCCGATCGAGATCGCCTTACACGCGACCATGCGATAGCTCTTGCCCGAAATCGCGGGCAGGAGCGTCGCACCCGCGTTGATCTCAGCGATGGTGAAGCGCTGGCGCTTGTTGAGGATCGCGCCGCCGCTGATGTAGCCGCCCGAGATGCGAAGCTCGCCCCCGATGACGGAGAGCGCGCCGCCCTGCGCGTCGTAGTTCAGAGTGTTGTAGCTCATGAGAGCACCTCGTTCGGTAGAGAGGGCGGCGAGCCGAAGCCCGCCGCCCAGTCAGATCAGGCCGGCGGGTTCGACGTCGGGGCGGTCCGGGCGTTGCCCAGAACCCACACCGCCGAGAGCAGCGCCGCGCTGGCGTTGCTGGCCGGCGTGATCGTCGCGCGGACGTAGCGCTTGCCGCCGACGTAGCCGATCTTCCGGCACTCGTTGTCGTCGTCGAACGCGAAGCCCGCGAGAGCTTCGGTGCCAAGCAGGAACGTGTCGGACACCGCCGCCGCGTCCGTCAGCGTCGCACTGTCGCCGTCCTCGATGAGGACGGTGAACGTCGCGTCCGCGTCGGCAATCGAGCCGGTCGCGATGACCAGCTCGACGCTCTCGTAGCCGCGCGTGTCCACGATCTGCGACACCTGGGCGGTGTTGTCGGACACCGACACGGGCGAGATTGCCCGCTTGATGTCGATGTTGTTGTGGAGGTCTTTCGAGGCCATTGGGATGGTCCTTTCTCAGTCAGATCAGAGGGCGACGTTCTGCAACACGATGGCCTCGGGCAGCACGACCTGACCGCCAACGCGACGGCGGAAGATCATGCGGACCGCACCGGAGGTCGCCTGGGTATACGGATCACGCAGCATCTCCATCGCGATGCGATCGACGATGACGTAGCCGCGACGGAAGTCACCGAACGCGACGGGCTTGGCCGACGCGCCCACATCCGGCATGTCAGCGGCCTCGACGTAGGGCGCGCCGTTGATCGTGTTGGGGACGCCGCCCGCGAGGCCAGGAGCCCAGAGATACTCGCCGTCGCCGTCCTTGAGGCGGCGGATCTGACCGATGGTCGAGCGATTCATCATCCACACCGCCGCGCGCGCATAGTCGGTCTTGATGCCGTAGTAGACCGACAGCAGACCGTCAGCCGTCAGCGCCGCCGCCGCGCCGCTGTTCACGGTCGCGATGGAAGCGTTGTTGAGGAAGCCGAACGGACGACCGACGCCCGAGCCGCTCAGGAACGCTGCGCCTTCGGCCTTCGCGAACTGCTCGGTGGCCTCGGCGCGAACCTCGGCCTCCATGTTGAAGGCGGCGTCTTCGAGCATCTGGTTGGTGATGTCGACCAGCGCGTACATCTCATGCGTCGGGATCTCGTCCATCCCATACGTCAGCCCAGTGGTCTCGGAGCGCGTGCCCTGCTCCTGGACCCACTGCGCCGAGAACGTGCCGGTGCGCTTCGGCAGCTGGATCGCCTTCTGCGTGGTCTGGCGCGTGCGCGCGACCCCGCGGAACGGCGTGACTTCGACAACGCCCTTGATGATCTCGCGGACGTACTCGGTCGGCGCGAGATAGCCGCCGAGCGTGTCGGGCGACAGCGAGAGGCTCTTCATCTCGGCGGCGACGCCGTCGAGGCTCTTGCGCTCGCTCTCGGACAGGGCGCCATCGCCGCGCGCGATGGAACGGACCACGGCCCGCATCCAGTCGTTGGCGCGCGCCTTGACCTCGTCGGCCTCGGGCGCGGACTTGCCCGAGCCGAGACGGTTCAGCTTCGCGGCCAGATCGGCAGCGGTCTCGCTGGCGTTCTTCGCCGCGAGCTCGGCCTGAACCAGCTTCTGGTTCAGCGACTCGTACTTCGCGAGCGACGTCTCGATCCGGTCGAGCTTGTCGCGCGTCACGACGTCGGCGCTGCCCTTCTTCTCGATCTCGGCCAGGCGCGCGTCGTTGGTGGCCTTGAAGGCCTCGAAGGCAGAGCCGACAGCATCGACCGCGCCCTTCAGTTCGTTGAGTTCCATAGGACTAACCTTTCGTGGAGAGGATGGAAGCCGCGCGCTTGAGCGACACGACCAAAGCCTCGACCTCGTCATCACGAGAGGCGTCGGCGTGTTCGTCGCCTGCGTCGCGCAGGTGACGACGGACCACCGCGACGAGGCTCTTGGCCTCTGCGATGGACATCTTGTGCTCTTCGCGCAGAGCGGCTTCGAGGCCGCGCGCGTCGAGGATGAGCGCGGGCGCGCTCTTGAGATAGGCGAGCTTCGCCAGCGGGTTCATCGGGTCATCGACCACCGAGACCTCGCGCAGATCAATGGCCTTGAGCCACCGCCTCGGTTCTCCGGTTCGCCCCGTGCCCATCTTCGATCCGCCGGCAGGAACGCGATAGCCAATCGACATGCCCTTGATCGCGCCTTCACGCAGCCGCGCGTAGGTCATCTTTCCTTCGTCGGTGTCGAGGCCGATGATCCGGCCTTCGACATGCAGACCGTTCTGGTCCTCGCTCATCTTTTCCCAGACGCCGACAGCGCCCTTGGAGCGGTCGTGGTTGTAATACATCGCGGGCAACATGCCCTTGCTCGACCACGACGCCAGGCTGCGCGCCATCGCGCCCGGCGTGATCATGTCGCCGCCTTCGTCGATGTTGCCGTAGACCGCGCCGTAGCCCGAGAACGAGCCCATCGGCTTATCTGCGGCGAACTTGACTTCGAGCGCGATGCTCGCGACGCCGTTTCTCATTCTCCGAGTTCCTCGATCCGATCAGCGATGCGATTTGCCCATGCGCGGCCAGCGTCGCCGCCCCAGAGATCCCATGCGATGCGTCCATTGGACGGGAAGCCAGGTTCGCCCTGGCGGAAGCCTTCGGCCTCTTTGTCCACCTCGTGCCGCGCGAAGAACGAGACCATCCGCATGATGGTGTCGCGCGGCAGACGGCGACCGTTGCTGATGTCGCGCGCGCGAGCGATGCCGACAGCGGTGCCGCCGCGTCCGAACTCGTCGCGCCACGCCAGCGCGCGCCGCGCGTTCGCCGCCATCTCGTCGGTCGGCTTCCACGGGTTCTTCTGCGCGTCGTCCTCGACGTCGATCGGCTGCGCGACATCCGCATCAGAGCCCTGACCGACTACCTCGCCCATGTTGAGCGGGAACAGAGGCTTGTCGAGACCGTCGATCGGGTTCCACCCGTCGTCCTCGCGCGCCTCGTTGCGCGTCATCCAGCCGCCGCGAATCGCGCGGTCGTAGTATTCGGCGCGGTCCTTCAGCGACCCGCGCAGAAGCTCCGACGTATCCATCGTGAAGCGATAGCCCGCGCTCCACTCCTCGTCGGTGAGCAGCTGCGCGTTCAGCGCGCTGGTCATCGCTTTAATCTCGGGCTGCAACGTGTAGCGGACATGCGCCGCGAAGAACGCCTCGGCGCTCGCGAATGTGGGCGAGTTGTTGCCCGCGTGCCCGAGCATGATGCTGAACACGCCCATGAGCCGCGCGATCTCTTCAATCTGATGCTTGCGCGTTTCGAGATGCTGAGCATCGACGCCGGTCATCTGCGTCGGAGTGAACTTGAGCGCGCCGCTCGCGAGCACCGGCTTTCCGGTGTTCGACGCCGAGCCATACATCGAAGCGATGGCCTCGCGCACGCGGTCGCGCTGCTCCTGCGACGGATTGCCATCGAGCGTGAATAGGCCGGTCGTGCGGACGCCGTTCTTGTGCAGCGCCGCCTGTGATCTCTCGCTCGCTTGCGCCAGACCGAGCGCCTGGCGACCGAGCAGCACCGGGTCGAGCCCGCGCGCGCTGTCCCAGGACGGCGACCTGAGATGGAAGACCTCGCCGCGCGAAAGCGTCAGTGTCTTGTTGTTCTCAAAGCTGATCGTGTATTCCAGTTCCAGATCCTGCCGAACGGTGATCTGGACATTGTCGGGCTTGATCGGGATCAACTCGCGGATCTGGCCGTTGACCACGTTGCGCCACGACACCGCGCACCCGGTCGAGGCCTTGTGCATCATGGTCGTTCTGACCCACTCGCTCGCGTCCTGCCACGCATTCGGCGAGCGCGCGAAGAGATCGAACAGCGGATGGTCCGTCGCCGGCTCCATCCCACCATCGGTCGGTCGCATCAGCACGATGGGCAGCTGCGCGAGGCCGTCCGCAATGACCATGACAGCGCGGTAGAACGCGGGAACCTGTAGCGCCGTCGAGACGGTGACCGGCTCGCCGGTCCAGGACTGCGAATAGCCAAATGCGGCGTCCAGCCAGCCCTCGGTGAACTCGACCGCTTTCTTTTCGTCCCGGCCACGCAGCCGGTCGAGCCAACTCAGCACGGCATCGCCCACGCCGCCGCCGGTCCGGCGACGGTCGGATTGAGCGTCATGAGGTGCGCCGCGTTGAATGAGGCCATCAGTGGGTCGATCTTTCCGTATCCGCTCGCCGCTCGCTCGATCATCATCGCCGTGGAGGTCGCGCGGACCTTCGCGTTGCCCGCGCACCACGCCAGAAGGCGCGAGCCTGAGTGTTTCAGCGAGCCATCGACGAGCTTGCGCTCGACCGTCTTGGCCGCGTTCATCAGCCGGATGCCTTGAGGCACACCGACCAGGAGTTTCGTCTCTTCGCTCACGCCGATCTCTGCCAGCGCGTCCACCGCGCCGCCGATGCCGGCGGGATCTGCGCCGACCATCGCGAGGCATCCGGCGTCGAGGACCAGGCCGACATGCGCCTTGATCCATTCAAGGTCGCCAGGAAGGCCATCGACCACCGTCAGATCGCCGTCGCGCGCGAAGTCTTGATACAGCGCCGCATTCGCCTTGCGCCGGTCCAGCCCCTCGGGGCTGATCAGAGCGTGCGCCCAGAGCAGCCAGCGGCGCGTCTCGCGCTCGCGCGCGATCACCGCGAAGCCGAACAGATCGTCCAGTCCGCCGCCGTCAATTCCGACCGTCGCCACCTCGGCGCGGTCGAGCAGCTCATCGAGCGAGCGCGGCCCGCCGTTGCCTCGGCTCCAGAATTGCGCGCCCGCCCAACCATCGGATCGCAGCGCGATACCGATCTGAACGTTCAGGTGCTGCGATGCCCAGCGCCGTAGCTCGGCCTCGCTCGCTTCGCGTGCGGCCTCGTAATCGGGGATCAGTCGCTCGACCGTGATCGATCGGCCGTTGTTCGGCGTGACCAGATGCCAATTGCTCGGGTCTTGCCAGTCCACACCCTCGGGGAACTCATAGAGCACCGGCAACAGCGGCGCGCTCAAAGCGCCGTCGCGCACCTTGCGCGCTTTGCTCAGTTCCGCCGCGAAGACGCCCGCTGGCGGTCGCTCGGACTGGGTCGTGATTTGGATCAAGAAGCCCTCGGGCTGCGAGATCAGACCGCCACGAAGCTGACCGATGACGCGGTCTGCGTCGGGCGCTTCGGCGATGACATGCGTTTCGTCCAGCAGGATGCCCGCCGGTTTCGTGCCGGTGACGACCTTCGGATCGAAGGACTTCACCTTGAGGAAGGCTTTCGTCTGCCGGTAGCTGATGCGCTTGAGGTGGCTCTGAACGTGGAACTTGCTCGCCAGCACCGGGTCCGCTTCGATCATGCCGACGGCCTGGTTGAAGGCTAGATCGGCAATCTCCTGCGTCGGCGCGATGAGCAGGAACTCGGCGCGCGGGCGCTGGTTAACGAGCAGCGCCGTCAGCATGATCGCGGAGCCGCAAGTCGTTTTGCTATTCTTCTTCGGGACCAGGACGAAGGCTTCGCGGATCTGCCGCTGGCCGTTCACCACCGACCCGAACAGCGCGCGAACGATGTCCCGTTGCCAGTCGCCCGCCGCGTCTTTCATACGCGGCTGGCCGGGAACGTCCGGCAGACGCAGGGCGTCGAATATGCCCGCCGCCCTGCGCGCGGCGTCCTGGTCGAGCGGAAGATCGGGGACCAGGGACCGGCCCGACCGGAGCCGGTCGCCCCAGTCTCGGCAGGATGTATCCCAGGTCATGCTAGTTCGCGAGCAGCTGCTCCCAGTCGGTGCCGCGTTCGGCGGTCGCTGCGATCTCTTCGGCTTGGGCCTTCTTCCCGGTCGCCTCGGCCCGCGCGTGGACGTAGGGCGCGGCGCACTGCGCCATCCGGTCGCGACGCGCGGCGTCGGCGGTCGGATCGCGCATGACGCTGAGCATGTATTCGAGCGGCGACATGCCGACGAGCATGGCCTCGGTCAAAACGAGCTTCGCCGGGATCGCATCCGTCTTGCGGGGACGGCCAGCGCCAGGACGGGGACCGCCCTTCGGCATGTTTTCTGCTCCAAAATGGCGTTTAAATGGGTGTTTCGGCCTGTTTGGGCCAGGAGTTAACTATTCAGAGGGGGCGGAAAAGTCTCCGGGTGGC